GGATTTAACTTCAACCAATCAGTTGTAGATGCTAATGGTAAAATCGTTCCTACATGGGGCGACGTGTTGAACAGAGCTAACTTAGGTATGGAAGTTATGCATGAAAGAAATGCACACAACTTCCCATTAGACCTAGCATGTGCTGAGTCTTCTACAGTTGCTTTAACTGCACCAACAATCGGTTAATAAATAAGATTGAGACATCGTTCGTGCGGTCTCTACAATCGGAACAAACCCAAAGACCTCTGCATGCAGGGGTCTTTTTTTATGTTATTATAAGTCTATGAAAAAAATAATTAATGCAATCACTCACCCACTGACTGTATGTAATTTCATATTGGTGGGTTCTCTTGTTCTTGTACAGGTAGTTCATACTCATGCTCACTATAAGATGGAGATTGATGTTCATGGATATTGTGCAAATGCCGACTTTGAACTTGACACGGAGGAGGATTGGTGATACTGTGTGAAAAGAAATTATCAAATACATGAAAATTTTTCTTGACACAGCAGATGTTGATCTGGTAGGTAAATATCACGAAACTGGATTGATAGATGGTGTAACAACAAATCCAACTCTGATTAAAAAGAGTGGTAGAGATCCAGAACAAGTATATAAAGAATTAACTATCATCGGTGTTGATGATATTAGCATGGAGATTGTGACAGATGATTATTACGAATTTGTAAAGGAAGGTCGTAGACTTCGTGAGAAATTTGGTGATATCACAACAATTAAAGTTCCTTGCACACCACAAGGATTAAGGGCCTGTAAGATCCTGGCAGACGAGGAAATTAGGGTTAACGTAACTTTGATCTTTAGTGCTGCTCAAGCGATACTGGCGTCGAAGGCAGGCGCTGCCTACGTCTCGCCCTTTGTAGGTCGAGTTGACGATAACTCATTCAGTGGACTAGATTTAATCAAACAAATTTCAGACATCTATGAAAAACAGTCGGTACTATATAATCCTGTTAGCACGCAGATTTTATCGGCTTCCATAAGAGATGTAGGAAGTGTCAGTGCGTCTTTTGAATATGGTGCAAATATTGTTACAATGCCGCCATCAATATTTGAAAAGATGTACAATCATGTTCTAACAGATAAAGGTTTAGATCTTTTCCAAAAAGATTGGGAAGCAGTTAATGTACTTAAAATTTAAATGAAATTCACCGTTTATTCCAAAGAAGGATGTTCTTATTGCACCAAAGCAAAACAGTTATTAGACCTAGCAAAGGTAGACTATGTTGTTTATAAACTTGGAGATCATTTTACTAAAGAGGGATTTATATCTGAGTTTGGATATGGATCATCTTTCCCAAGAGTAACGGTGGATGGTAAATTAATTGGAGGATGTCTAGACACATTCAAATATCTAGAGGAAAAAAACTTAGTTTAATGGAAGACATTTACACAATCGTAGACAAGGCAATTGATGTTGCATTTGAGGAACAGAAGTTTCATTTAAAGTTCTATGATTTTATGAAGTCCTGTAAAACAACAGGAGTAGGAGCGAAGGAATTTAATCACAGTTCAACTGCAAAAGAGTTGACTGATTTAATTGATGACCTGAGTGAATACATTAAAGGTGGAAAAGATGGTGAACATCAAATTCTAAGAGAGGCATACGGTCATCTTGGAAAACCGAAGGCAAGAAAAATTAAAGATTATTTTAGTGAGATTCTAGAAGATGCTCAAAGATACGAAAAAGAAAGAAGAAGAGGGAGACGAAAAACTAAAACTAAATAAAGGTGTTGAACTTATGTTACAACGTAGGAGGACACCGCCAAAAAAGTTTAACTTAAAACAGTTCATTCAAGGTAACAAAAACGTGTTAGCGATTGCTTTAACTTTTGGCACTCTTGTAGCAGTGCTTTTTCTCTGTGTTGGTGGTATAATAGGGTGGTTATACAAAGAACATAACCAGAGAACAAACATCTCTGAAATGCATCCTGAGATGTATGATCTAAAAGGAAATGTCATCCCTGATGAAATTATTGCTTTTAGATTTGAAAATGTAAATTTTGATAGTGAAATTGACGACGAATTATGACTACAACACATCCCACATTGGGAGAATCTAGATTACCAAACAATCCCCTTTTAAGTGAAATACTGTCATTGGTATCAAAACAAAAAACAAAGGTAAAGAAGATTCAAATTCTGAAAGAGAATGAATCCTTACATCTTAAATCTGTTTTGATTTGGAATTTTGATGAATCTGTGAAGTCTATGCTTCCAGATGGTGAAGTTCCATTCAAAAAGAATGAGGCACCAGCTGGAACTGAACATACATATCTTGCACATGAATGGAAGATGTTGTATAATTTTGTGAAAGGTGGAAATGATGTTCTTCGCCCCATGAAAAGAGAACAACTCTTCATGCAACTTCTAGAAGGTCTTCATCCTGACGAGGCAGAAATCATCTGTTTAGTTAAGGATAAAAACTTAAAAAAGAAATATAAGTTGACTCGTGCAATAGTTGAGGAGGCATTTCCTGATATACAATGGGGTAATAGAGGATGACCAAAACTAAAACTAGAGATGAGGTGATGTCAGAAGTTTACTGGACACCAAAAGAAAGAGAAGATTTGTCGAGTAAATACTCAACAAGTCTTGTTAAAGAAAACTGTAACAAAGCGGAGATGAGTGATAAGTCTTTACCATCTGACGCCTACATCGTTACATATAAAGTTGGTGATGCAATTCGTAAAGATCTTGTTCGATGTCATGGACAAGTAAACATATTTGATATGTACTATGATAAATTTGGAGCTGGTTCAATCGTAAGTATTGAATATGGGCCTGGATTAGTTAGTCCAAAAGTTTGGGGTAAATCAGTTCCGAACAAACCTAAAAAAAGATCAAGGAGGAATGCATGAGTGGCGACTTAGGATTAGATAATGAACCAATCATCTTTTACAGTAAAAAAATGACTGAAGCAAAGATGATTGTTTTGAAACGCAAAGGCGTTCAATTTAATCTTTACAATAAAGCCATGAAGAAACTAAAGGAGACTCATGACCGACGAACTTCGTAAACAAATCAATGACATCATTGAAGGAGAAATACAAAATGGAATTAACGACTTTTTGGAAGAGAAACAGAAAAAAGAAACTGATCAGGGATTGGGTTTTGTCACTTCAGAAGAAGCAAAACAACTCAAAGTGAAAGTATCTAACGCTGAGATAGACAAAATTATGAAACAATATAAAAAAATTAAGAAGAAAGAAAAATCTAATTTATTTCAAGTTAAGAAGATGGGATTACTTGATAAGAATGGGAGGCCACTCTAATGGATAGGGAAAAGTTAAAGATCATGGTCAAAGACTTGAAAAATGTTGTGAATGCGTTAGAATGTGAAATATACTCCGATGAGGAGTCATATACATTAAAATTAGACTATGATGAAATAGTCAATCAGATTACAGATTATGATGAGGTTTTTGAGGATGATGACGGGTAACAGTGATGACCCCCGTTATTCAGAAGAGAAGTTGTTATTAAGGGCAGCTTGTTTTCGATGCCTTACACATCACTTAGAAGAACACACAAGAGCCGTATATGAGTTTGCCACCATATGGTGTGATGAACATGATAATGTGGGAGGAATTGAACAAGGATTTCAAGACTACCTAAGATCATATGCGGAAACAGCTTATGAAAAAAGTTAAATTAGTATCAGTCACACCTGATGCAGAACAAACCATGGCGTATATCGCCAGAGTATCTAATCCAAACAATCAAGACAATGATAAGTTTGCTGGATTGTTAAGG